ACTTGCAGGTATGCCACAGTGGTATCAAATTGCGTTAGGAGCTATCGTAAGTGCAAGCTTTGCCACACGTTCTGCAGGTAAATTTTTTAATATGAGGAAAAAATAATGCCCAGATTAAAAGCTGCAGTTAAAGCTGCAATGACCCGAAAGAAGAATAAAGAAGCTAGAGAAGCTGCAGAAAGAAAGAAGCAGGATCAGAAGCTTGAAACTAGAACAGAGATTAAAGAAGAGAAAACTGTAAGACGAGTTGATCCTGAAAAAGAACTAAAGTTTAGAATAGATGAAGTAGAGAATGAAATACTAGATGTGCTAGGTTCAAACAAACGTGGCTCTGTTTCTCCCGAACAATACGGAAGTTACATGGACATGAACGAGGATCAACTTAGAGATCTGGTTACTACATTGAAAAGTTTAAGAGCTAGGCTACGTGATAAGAACTACAAGAGTGGTGCAGAGATAGGGGGCTTCTTAGAGGAGTTTGGAATCAAACGTGCTGAAGATGCTCTAAAAGCAAAGTTTAATTTTAAGTTTAAGCGTGGGGGAAATGTCAATGGCTTTCTTGCTCACACTATTAAAAAGAAAAAGGGAACTAGATAAATGTACAAGTTATCGGGGAGAAGTTTAAATAAGTTGGAAGGTGTGCATCCTACAATGGTGGATACAGTTAAACGTGCTATTGAACTGAGCAAAGTGGACTTTGGTGTGATCTATGGGGTTCGTTCTCTTGCAGAACAAAAGAGGTTGTATGAAGCAAAAAGATCACAGACCATGAAATCCAAACATCTTGTGCAGGAAGATGGATACTCACACGCTGTCGATTTAATGGCATACGATGGCAGTGACCCAAGTTGGGACATCGTGATGTACGATGATATAGCAGATGCAATGAAAGCTGCAGCGAAAGAAACTGGAGCTAGAATACGTTGGGGGGCAGCGTGGACAATAGATAATATAGCTGAGTGGGAAAGACCAATGCAAGATGCTATGAACAACTATATTGATATAAGACGTAGATCTAACAGGACTCCGTTTATTGATGGTCCTCATTTTGAGTTGAACTAATGGCAGGACGTAAAAAATCTAAGGGTAGACAAAAAGATACCATGAAAGGTATGTCTATCAAGAGTGGGGACAAGCGACCCACTAAGTCAGGTGCAGGTATGACTGCCAAAGGTGTGGCTAAATACAATAGACGGACAGGTGGTAATTTAAAAACAGCAGTAACAGAAAAAGATCCAAAAGGTAAACGAGCAGCAAGAAGAAAGTCCTACTGTGCTAGAAGTGCAGGACAAATGAAAAAGTTCCCAAAGGCTGCGAAAGATCCAAATAGTAGATTACGACAAGCTAGAAGACGATGGAGATGCTGACATGAGACAGCTTACAGAGAAACAACAAAAGTTTTTAGATGTGCTATTTGATGGTGCAAATGGAGATATAGGGGAAGCAATAAAGCTTGCAGGATATGCAAAGGGTGTTAGTCCCTCTCAAGTTACTACTGGATTAAAAGAAGAGATCCTTGAAGCTACTCAGATGTACATGGCACGTAATGCTCCAAAGGCAGCGATGGCTGTTGTAAATGGTCTGTATGACCCAACAGAGCTAGGTATACGTGATAAGATGTCTGCAGCCAAAGAGCTACTAGATAGAAGTGGTTTAATTAAAACTGAAAAAGTTCAGGTAGAAACATCAGGTGGTGTAATGCTAATGCCACCTAAGAATAAAGAGGAGTAGTTCTATGGTATTTAAATTTTTAAAAGGGGTAAGTAAAAAGGGATCACAGAAAGGACTGAAGAAACTATCAGGTGTAGGAGATCAGGCTAGATCAGATATAGCTAGAGGTCTATCAAAAATCAGCAAGGCTGATACAGAAGCTTTGTATAAAGCACAGGCAAAGATTAGAGGACTAGCAGCTGAAGCTAAGATGCAAGTAAAAGCATTTAGAAAAAAAAATCCAAACAATCCCCATGTTAAAACTGTATATAGAATAAAACCAGAGATAGAGCAGAGAGATAAAGGTAAAGCTACGATAGCTCCTACAACAACAACTAAACTTCCAACTAAAACTACAAGTAGTAAAACACGTAAGAAAAAAACTACAACAACAAAAACTGCTACTAAAAAAGAGATAGACGATTTAGCTAAAACAGGAACACCTACAAAGACTGTATATAATCTAGGAAAAACAAAAGGTAAAGTAACAGCAAAACAAAAGGCAGCAATGAAAAAGTTTGCTGAGTTTAAGCCAACTAGTAGAGTGGGAACAGCAGACTATGACAAAGAGATAAACAAAGCAAGTGCTGAGTTAGCACGAGTTATGGGAGCAACCTCTGCTACAGGTAAGAAGTACACACGAAAAAAGAGAAGAACAAGAAGAACAAAGAAAAAGGCAGATGGCAAATAGAGAACTAGGGAAATGGAAACTCCCTCAACCACTTGACCTACATGATGAAACAGAGTGGCTACCCATACCAAGAATAGCTAGAACAGTTCCGTTTGGATATGAGTTAGACTCTACAGATGATAGTATGCTGTTGCCCATAAAACAAGAGCTAGACTTATTACACAAAGCAAAATCTCTAGTTAAACAATACTCCTACAGAGAAGTAGCACTATGGCTAACTAAAAATAGTGGCAGACATATATCTCATGTAGGATTAATGAAACGATTAAAGAATGAAAAAAGACGGAAGAACAAAGCTTTCAGCTTACGCAGATGGGCAGACTATGCCCAAAAAGCGATCCAAAAAGCCGAGCAAATCGAAGAAAGCAGAACAGGTGCAAGAAACGAAAGTAGTGGAGAAACAGCCACCACCTGAAGTACGTGAAAATTTTGCTGTACAGGAAACACATAATGTTGTGTTCAAACCAAATGAAGGACCACAGACAGAGTTCTTGGCAGCTAACGAAAGAGAAGTTTTATATGGTGGATCTGCAGGTGGCGGCAAAAGTTACGCTATGTTGGCAGATCCTTTGCGTTATATGGGACACCCTGAATTTAGTGGCTTACTCTTGCGTCACACCACTGAGGAACTGCGAGAACTTATATTTAAAAGCCAAGAACTATATCCAAAGATATGGAAAGGCATTAAGTGGTCAGAGAGAAAGATGCAGTGGGTTGCTCCGTCAGGTGCAAGACTGTGGATGTCTTACCTAGATAGAGATGATGATGTGCTACGATATCAAGGTTTGGCATTTAGTTGGATAGGCTTTGACGAACTTACACAGTGGGGAACACCATTTGCTTGGAATTATATGAGATCACGTTTACGATCTACATCATCTGATCTACCTGTATATATGAGAGCCACAACGAACCCCGGAGGTAGGGGGCATCACTGGGTCAAGAAAATGTTTATAGACCCTGCACCATACAACAAGGCATTTAATGCAACAGATATTGAAAGTGGAGAAGAACTCAAGTATCCTGCAGGACACAGCAGAGCAGGACAGCCATTATTCAAACGTAGGTTTATACCTGCTAGACTTACAGATAACCCTTATCTCTCATCTCAAGGGGATTATGAAGCAATGCTTTTATCCCTTCCTGAACAGCAAAGAAGACAACTATTGGAAGGCGATTGGGATATTAAAGAGGGAGCAGCATTCACCGAGTTTGATCGCAAGCTACATGTGGTTGAGCCTTTCCATATACCTAGTAATTGGGTTAAGTTTCGGGCATGTGACTATGGGTATGGAAGTTATTCTGCCGTTGTCTGGTTTGCTGTTGCTCCGTCAGAACAGCTAATAGTATATAGAGAAATGTATGTATCAAAAGTGTTAGCAACAGATCTGGCTGACATGATATTAGATGCAGAAGCAGAGGACGGTAATATAAAGTATGGAGTGTTAGATAGCTCACTCTGGCACAAACGTGGAGACACAGGACCTAGCCTAGCAGAACAAATGATACTAAGAGGATGTAGGTTTAGACCATCAGATAGAAGTAGGGGAAGTAGAGTTGCAGGTAAAAATGAAATACATAGAAGATTACAGACGGATGAATTTACAGAAGAGCCACGCTTGGTTTTTTTTAGCACATGTACTAACATCATTTCGCAACTTCCTGCTATTCCGATAGACAAGAAGAATCCCGAAGATGTAGACACACAATCTGAAGATCACTTGTATGACGCACTAAGATATGGTATAATGTCAAGACCTAAGTTTAGTATATTTGACTATGATCCTGCAAGTCGGCAAACGAACTCAATGCCCATAGCAGACGCAACATTTGGATATTAATATGGCAGAAGATGACAACAATGAAATAACAATGGATGATCAGGTTATATCTGTAGAAGATGTAGCATCTGATGAGCCTGACCCAACACAAAGCATAAACATGATATCTTTTATTATGGATAGATATAAACGAGCAGATGACTACAGAGAGCAGGATGAGCAGAGATGGCTAAGAGCCTACAGAAATTACAGGGGTTTGTATGGATCAGATGTACAGTTTACAGAAGCTGAGAAGTCACGAGTATTTATAAAGGTAACTAAAACTAAAACGTTGGCAGCATACGGTCAGATAATAGATGTGTTGTTTGCTAATAATAAGTTTCCGTTGACTGTAGAGCCAACAGAATTACCAGAAGGTGTAGTGGCTGATGTAAGCTTTGATCCTGCAGAACCACCACAAGTTAGAAACGATGAGATGTCTAGCCCATATGGGTTCAAAGGAGATGGTAAAGATTTACCTGCAGGTGCTACACGACAATCTTTGATGGATAATCTAGGTCCTCTTCAAGGTAAGTTTGATGACATAGATAATTTAAAAGAAGGTGTAGGCAAGACACCTACTTCTGTTACGTTTAGTCCTGCTATGGTAGCAGCTAAAACTATGCAGAAAAAAATACATGATCAGTTAGAAGAGTCTAATGCAAACAAACATTTACGAAGCACAGCCTTTGAGATGGCTTTGTTTGGTACAGGTGTTATGAAAGGACCTTTCGCTGTAGATAAAGAATATCCAAACTGGGATGAAGAGGGTGAGTATTCACCTGTATTTAAAACAGTACCACAAGTTTCACATGTGTCAGTCTGGAACTTTTTTCCTGACCCTGATGCAAACAATATGGATGAAGCACAATATGTTATAGAAAGACACAAGCTATCACGTACCCAGTTACGTGCATTGAAGAAACGTCCACACTTTAGAGAGCAGGTTATTGAAACAGCAATAGCCCTAGGTGAAAACTATAATAAAGAATATTGGGAAGATGATCTATCTGATTATGCACCTGAACATGCTATAGATAGATATGAAGTATTAGAGTATTGGGGTACTGTGGATATTGACATGCTAGTTACAGAGCAGGTAGAGATACCACCTGAACTACAAGACTATGATGAAGTACAGTGTAATGTATGGATATGCAACGGACAAGTATTAAGAATGGTGCTTAATCCATTCAAACCTGCAAACATACCTTACATGGCAGCACCCTATGAGCTTAACCCATACAGCTTCTTTGGTGTAGGTATTGCAGAGAACATGGATGATACACAGACATTGATGAATGGTTTCATGCGTATGGCTGTGGACAATGCTGTAATGTCAGGTAATCTGTTGATAGAGATAGATGAAACCAATCTAGTTCCCGGACAAGACCTGAGTGTATATCCCGGAAAAATATTCAGAAGACAAGGGGGCGCACCCGGACAGGCTATCTTTGGTACAAAGTTTCCTAACGTAGCAGGTGAAAACATGCAACTGTTTGATAAAGCACGAGTGCTTGCCGATGAAAGTACAGGGTTACCAAGCTTCTCACACGGACAAACTGGTGTGATGGGAGTAGGACGAACAGCATCAGGTATATCTATGTTAATGAATGCTGCTAGTGGTGGTATTAAGAATGTTATAAAGAATGTAGATGACTATCTTCTTAGACCATTAGGAGAGGGACTGTTTAGATTTAACATGCAGTTCAACTACGACAAAGCTACTAAGGGTGATCTAGAAGTAAAAGCTCGTGGTACAGAAAGCTTGATGGCAAACGAAGTGCGTAGTCAAAGACTCATGCAGTTTATGCAGGTAGCATCTAGTCCTGCACTTGCACCCTTTGCAAAGTTTCAGTATGTAATACGAGAGATAGCTAAGTCATTAGATTTAGATCCCGACAAAGTAACTAACAACATGGATGAAGCCACACTACAGGCAGAGATCATGAAAAAATTTCAGCAACCTCCTCAAGCACCTACACCTCCTGCAGGAGCAGATCCAAAAGATCCAACAGGAGCAGGTGGTGCAACAATAGGTACAGGTCAAGTGCCTATGCCACAGGAACAAGGATTCTCAGGAAATGAACAACAACAACAACCAAAACAACCCACAGGTCAACCTGTACAGCAAGCTCAAGCCACTGGTCAACAACAAGGACCACTGGGACAGCTTCAGTGATTATATAGGGTTCTTGATAGCACAGAACCACGCTATTATGGAGCAGACAAACGACTTAGTCACACTCCATAGATCACAAGGTGCTATCGCTATGCTAAGACGATTACGACAACTAAGGGATCATGTAAACTCCAATGGGTCTACTAAGTAAAGCTGTAAAACAGGGATTAATAAACAATCCCCAGATCATCACTAAAAAACAGGATGAAGTTGCTAAAGAAGCAAAGGATAGGGCTGACTTAAACGCAAACGATCCTAACACAAATCCTGATGTGTATGATGAGCAGATGGCAGATCCTAATGTATCTAGCATCATAGTGCCTGAAGATCCTACTCCTGTTCTTGGAAGTATGTATGGAGACTTAGTAAATACATTTGAATCCATGCCCTTTTACGGAAAAGAGACAATATCAGGAGCAAACTTTATAGAGCAGTTAAATTATTATGTAAAAAATATCCAAGGCAGAAATATGCCCTTGTATAAATTTATGGAAAAGCGAGGAGCTTTTAAAAAATTTAGAGACAATCCTAAAAAACAATTTACAAGAAAAGAGATATTAGATTCTTTAAAAGACTTTTCTTCTTTTGAATTTAGAATAAGAACAGACAAAGATACATTATACCGACCTCAACAAAGACTACCTATTGATGAGAGTGCAGGAGACTATAAGAAAATAGGTTATGCTGAAATAACTTTACATGCCCCCATAGATAATACTGTGCCTTCAATACAAAAATTTGCAGACAAGCACTTTAAAGGAAATACTATAGGACATACTAGATCTTCTTTTGTGTATAACAATAAAACTAAAGATTCGGCTGTTATGCCTGAAGAGGTACAAGGAGATCTTCTTCAAAACATTGGAAAAAAAGTAGATGTTACAACGGATAGATTAACTAACATACCTACATATGATAATTTTCAAGAGACAACTCTGGTTGGTAATCAAACTATGAGTTTAGTAGGAATTAGATCAGATACTACAATAACTAGATCTGAATCTCCTAGTTGGTTTACTACTTCATTTATAGCACCTACTCGATCTTATAATAGCTTAAAAGAAAATTTAAGACTTGAATACTTTCTTATGGAAGATAATGCAATGCTACTTAATAGGATTAAAGAAGGTAGAGTTCCACTAAATGAAGAAGTTGCTAATGCCATAGGAAGAGATAAAGGTATAATGAACATTGGCTCTCCAGATGCAACAAGCAGAATGGAGGACAACAAAAGTAGATTTATATCACAATTATTTTCTAAAGGTTTTTCACCAAGACAAATTAGAGAAAAACTAAACGAATATTTTCCTTTGTCTAGTTCTAAAATAAAAGGCGAAAGTTTAACTGAAAGACAGATACAATCATTTTTAAAAAGAGAAAAACAAAATAAGATAGATCATTATAAAGAAGTATTTAATAAAAATTTTATTGGTATTGGAGAGGAAGCTCAAGATATTAGTGGTAGCACTATAACTGCATTTAGTGAGTTACCTAGATTAGGTGCATTAATAGATAAATTAGAAAAAAATTATGCAACAGGTTCGGCTGAAAGACAGCCTTTTTTTACATTGCGATATATGCAAAGTTCTCTTTATGAAACTATAATAAATTTAGAACGTAGAGACTCATTTGAGTATCAAAGATTAGAAGACGTAACGGATTTTTCTCAATTTAAAAGTTATGAAAAACTAAGAAAGTTAAATGCACAAAAATTAAAAGATATTCAGAATACTATGCCTAGAACAATGGTATCTGGTTATGACTATAGAAATCCTAGTGCGATACCTGTATTTATGCAACGCTTTGCTGCTCATGGTTTTAACATGACAGAGAGAACAGAGATGATTAATGATATTCTTTCTAAATATAATTTAAATTATTTTAGAGGTGCAAATATAAGAAAGGGTCATCAACAAGGACAGGTAAGAGATGATGAGAGAGATAGATTTTTAACTGATGGTTCTACTAATTATGCAGGGCAAATAAAATATCCTGATGGCTCTATTAAAACCTATATGAATGCTAACGAAAGATTTCTAAGATATTTTGATGAAATAAATGAAGATAGACAAATAGGAGCTTCTACTTGGTCTGACCACCATCCTGAATATCAAGATCATTTAATTCAAGAAGAATTTAAGTTACCTGATTTTGAAGATGCATATCCAGATATATCACAACCTTTGCCTTATAATTTTGAAGACACTAAAAAGAGAATGAAAAAAATTGTTGATGATTTAAATGAACAATACAACGCTATAAATGCAGCCAGATACAAACTAAGTAAATATTTAACTAAAGCATTGGAACAAGATGCTTTACATAAAATAAATGTAGATCCTATAGGAGATACAACAGGTCCTGATAGTAGACTTACAAATGTTACTATGTGGAGAGAGACTAAAGATAAGCCAGTAGTAGGAAAGGATGCAGGTGATTATGGACGTTACTATGATGATACAATTAGTCCTGCACAAAAAGAAGTTATATCGGTTAACTATGAAGGAGATTTTATAGATAATCAAAATGCTGTTACACAAGAACGAGATGCCTACAATAGAAAACAAGATGAAATTATAGACTTAGAAAATGATCCACGATTGAATGACCCATCTGGTGATGATGGTCTTTCTGAACAATTAGACGAGTTATACAATGATCTATCAGATATAGCACTAGATATAGATAAGGCAGAACAAAGAATGTTAAGAGATTTAACAGCAAAAAATATAGGAAATTTTGCTACACTCTTTGATCCTTTTGAACATGTATTTGATCCGAAACAAATAAATGAACTAAAGTTAATTGACTTTGATGAAATAGTAGATGACTACGGAGCAGAAAAAGATCCTAGATTTGGTGCAAGCTTTGTTGCTCATGTAATGCGTGAAGTTACAAAACAAGATTACTTAAATGGTTTAAATGATTTTGGTTATACTGTGTTTAGTGAGCTAGATATGAATAGATTAAAAAATACTCTTAGTAGTGCTGAAGCAAGAAAAACTTCTATGGAAGCATATCAAAGATTAGAAGATCTGTCATATAATCCATTAAAGAAAGATGACTATATTACAAAAGGTTTAAACAGGGTTGTAGAAAGAGATGATTTACCTATAGCAGACAAGTTAGACTTTCTGTACAAAATGGTTATTGGGCAAATGATGCTTGCTAAAAAATTAAAAACAAACAAAGTAATTATACCGAATGCTTCTGAGTTAATTAATTTAAGAGAAAAGCCTACCCCAGAACAAATGGTAAAATTAGGAAGATTTCAGGCTAATAGTAGAGAGTTTAAAAAGTATGAAAAAGAGTATGATGAATTAAAATATACAAGAGCAGATGGCACAAAGTATAGTGATAGACAAAAAAGAAAAGGCAAAGATGATCTTTATAATAAGTCAAGAGTATTAATGATGGATCTATTAAAGAAAAGATTCGGAGATGATGTAAAGATATATGAAATAAAACAAACTTATAGCAATCCCCCTAGAGAAGTGCCTGCAACAGTCATAGAGTTTAACTTTGACTTTGATCCTGAAAAACAAATGATAAAGATGAGAGAGGGTGGGCTTGTACAGATAGACAATATGCGAGAGTCAATGAATTTGTTTACCGATCCAAAAGCATTTGGTGATGATGAGTATAGACAAGATGCTATACGAGAAGCTTTGGAAGCAGGTGTAATATCATTTAACTTTAACGAAGGGGGAGTAACTGACCCTACACCTAAACCACCGATGATAGATTATATAACACAACAAGACTATAAAGAAAGAGCAGGAGAACTGTTTGAGAAAGATGATCTATATAGAAAGTATCCCAGTTCTTTTTATGCATATAGAAAACAAACGTTTGACTTTCCAGATCCTTCCGTAGACCAATCTAAGTATGAAAAGATTATGGAATTTGCTAGTCCAAAGTTAGGTAGCCTAGAGTTTGAAGCCGATATTATTCCTAAGTTTAGAACTGCAGCTTTAGGTAAATTAGGATTCTATAGTGCAAGTGATGGCACAGGAATGCCTGATCCAAAAGTAGAGAAAGCAGATGATGCCTATCAAAGATCACAAGGATCATTTCGTCCATCGAACATGACTATAGCATTAACAAATGACCCTGAAGAGGGAAAGAGGATACGAGCATTAAGAAGAATAACATCAGAAAAAGATCCACTATTTATATCACCATCTTCACTTCCTCACCCTGAGTTAGAAAGGATGTATACTTTAAATGCAGAAAATCCTACACCTGAACATGAAGCTATTCATAGAGCTATATTAATATTACAAAACTATTATGCAAATGATAGAGACTATGTTGTTAAGAAGTATGGTGAAGAAACAGGTAATGTTTTATTTGATTTATTAAAACCTTCTAGGGATAATAATTATTTTCAACTATCTAATGAAGTATTAACTGAACAAAATGATGCCATAAGATCAGGTGCTAAGTTTGATTCTGAAACGTATTTACGAAGAACACTTGGTGAGAGAGATGCAGATTTAAGAAACTATAAAGCAAAATATAAAGACATGTTTAACGAAAAAGACTCATTAGCAAACAATGTAGATCGCATTGTTAGAGCAGGGGGAAAAGAACCTGAACATATACTAAATAGAATAAGAGGTATATCTAGAGAAGGACATGCAGACTTTGTATTGAATATATTTGATAGAATAACAAAGCAATTACCTAACTTAGAAGAGTTAGCCAAAGAAAGATTGTATGACAGAAATCCTAGAGGTGGACCTACCTTTGATGCAAGAGGAATAGCAAAGGGAAGTTTAGACGAAGGATTTTATGATAAGTTAAAAGTAGACAGAGCATCTGGAGAGGAGACAAAAAACTTTCTGCAGAGACAACTACAAAAATTTAGAGATCGAAGAAATTTGAAATCTAATATTAGAGCAAGTGAATCAATAGACTTAGGTGGAAGGTTTTAATCATGGAACAGCAACAAATGGACTTATTTGAAGATGGTGGACTACGTGATCAGGGTGGTGGTAAAGATCCTGTATCAGGTAACGATGTGCCTGTTGGCTCACTAGAAAAAGAAGTACGAGATGATATACCTGCAATGTTAAGCGAAGGAGAGTTTATCTTTCCTGCTGACGTAGTGCGTTATTGGGGATTAGATTTGTTAATGCAGATGCGTCAAGAAGCGAAGCAGGGACTGAAGAAGATGGAAGATATGGGACAGATGGGTAACAGCGAAGAAGCTACACTTCCTGATGACATGCCGTTTAACATGGACGATATAGAAACAGGAGATGAACCTGCTTTTAAATTTAACGTTGGTGGTCTGGCAGCTGATCCACGATTTGCAACACAGAATGTGAACGTTCCTACATACACAGAAGAAGACAAAAAGAACATGGAAACGGCTGTGCTAAGTGGTATATTCGGTGACATAACCATGAAGCGATATGTCAATGCAGATGGTAAAGTTATATACATACCGTTTATTGGAGACAAACCACAAGCACCTATTCCTGAAGGATATAACTTAGATGAGTCACCAGTTGTTTCATCCCCATCTACAGCACGAGCTACTACAGATAGTGGAGGTGGTGGTAGCACATACGACCCTGCTCTTACCCCTCTTGACAGGGCATTGCAACAACCAGACATGCCAAAGGTAAAGTCTGTTGACATAAATAAAATGTCTCCTGAAGAGCTAGTGGCATACTATGAATCGTTTACTAGCCCGATGGCTAGGTTTGCATCTGTGGGTGCAGGGCTACTCTTTGGTCCTCTTGTAGGTGCAGGATTAGCTTTAGCTCAACAATGGAGCATTAGAAACGGACCTAATAGTTTTGTAAACACAGAGAAAAAACTTGCAGAGTTAATATCTACAGGTAAGCTAAAAGATGCAGGACTAATAAAAAGAATAACAAATGCTAGAAAACTTGCTAAAGAAAATGGTGTAGGACCTGTAAGTTTATTATCTAAGATAGGCGAAAAATTAGGCTTGTCAAAAGGACCAGATTCTGATATACTATCAAAAGATTTAGCTGATGCTATTAAGAATGGTGTATTTCCTAAAAATGCAGAAAAAATCTTTAATGAGAAAGAAGCAATAGAACAAGCTTTAAGAGAGATAGATCCGAAAACTCTTCCTCAGTCTGGTACATTTGGGACACAATATACTGAAGTTCAGCCTTCTAATATTGATAGAGGTAATTTTGAAACAATAGGCACAACTCCTGCTAACTTTGATTATGGTACTGTACCTGAGTTTGGTGAAGGACAACGTGTACAACCTGTTACAGTTCAACCTACTGATGCAGAAGCAAATTACTTAAAAGCGAGTGGTGCAGTACAACCAGAAGATCCATTTGCTTTAACCTCAGATCAATTTGTTCCTGACTACGGTTTTGACGATAAAGCTCAAGAGCAAGCTAGAGAAGAACGAATGAGAGATAGAAGATCTCCTATAACAAAATTTCTTACACCTATAGAAGAGGTAGAAACAAAATCTGGTGTGGAGCAAGATAGAAGAATAAAACAAAAACCTGCCTACGTTCCAACTTATGATCCTGACGATGAAAGAAGAACTGCAACAGATTTTTATGATCTTCCACAGCAACAGGATGACGATAGAGATGATGGTGGACCATCTTCTGATCCACAAAATTATGGTTCTCCGTTTGATAATACTGGACAAACTACAACACCTAGAACTGACACATATGCAGATTTAACAGGTAGTCCTTTTGGAGATACAGGTAGATCTCAAGCATCACAAGCAGTAGGAACTAGTGGTGGTGCAGGACAAAGATTTGGTCCTACTGGTGGATTCTATGTAGGTGGTGTACCCACTAAACCTATAAAGCCACAGAGACTGAAGAAAGGTGGTTTAGCTAAACCTAAAGTTAAACCAAAAAAAATGAAGAAGGGTGGACTAGCTTCTAAAAAATAAGTTCACAATATGTTGGCTACCTAACTCCCCACTAACATGGCATACAGTTAGCCCTAACGAAAGGTAAGTAAAATGGCAGAAGCAAAAGTAATGGTGGAAGAGACAACACCAAAAAAAGTAATGTCTCTAGCATCTCGTAAGTATTCACGAGAAGATAAAATAAAAAAAGACGAAGAGGAATTAAATCAATTAATCGCAGAGCAAAAAGGTGAAGTGACAGAAGAGGTACAAGCAGAAGCTGAACCTACATCTGCAGAGGAGAGAACTTTTAAGAAACGCTATGGTGATCTTAGAAGACACTCACAACAAAAGGAAGCTGATCTGCAGGAGCAGATAAACAGTTTAAAAACACAGCTTGATGAAGTTACTAAAAAAGAAATCAGGCTACCAAAGTCAGACGAGGACTTAGAAGCATGGGCAACTAAACATCCTGATGTAGCAGCAATAGTTGAAACTATAGCTATCAAGAAATCTAAGGAGCAATCTAAAGATCTTGAAGACAGGATTAAAAAGATAAACGAGATGCAAGAGTCTGCTACTAAGGAGAAAGCAGAGGTAGAATTACTGAAGCTACATCCTGACTTTGTAGAGATACGTGAGGACGATGAGTTTCATAACTGGGCTGAAGATCAACCTAAGTGGGTACAGCAAGCTCTTTATGAAAATGATGATGATGCAAAGTCTGCAGCTCGTGCTATAGACTTATATAAAGCTGATAAGGGTATTACTAAAAAGAAAGCAAGCACATCAAAGGATGCTGCATTTGCTACAAATACCAAAGCATCACGATCAAAACCTCAGACAAATGATCAGTCATCATATCTGAGGGAATCACAAGTACAAAAGATGTCAGCACAGGAGTACGAGAAACGACAAGAGGAGATTATGGAAGCAATACAGACAGGTAAGTTTGTATACGATGTTTCTGGATCTGCACGATAAAAAAGTTGACATTTAAAAATTTATACATATAACTATGTATAATACGTAAATACATACACATAGCCCCTTTATGGACACCTAAAGTGTGTATTTTTATCACAAAAGACAATGCGATGAGACTTACCTAGTTTGTCTAGCCCAGTGTGTACAACTGCACCTAGAACTAAATTAGCCCCGAATCAGAATTGTAATTTGTATCTGTGACCTTGAAAAGTAAGGAGGAACGACTATGGCTTTTCAAACTGCTGCAGGGCATACCAGTTTACCTAATGGTAACTTTAGTCCTGTCATATATTCCAAACAGGTACAGCTTGCTTTCCGTAAGTCATCTGTTGTGGAAGGGATCACAAACTCTGATTATTTTGGTGAGATTAGTCAGATGGGTGATACCGTTAAAATTATCAAAGAGCCAGAGATTACTGTAAAAGAGTATGCTCGTGGCACACAAATCACACCTCAAGACTTGGACGATGAGGATTTCTCTCTAGTTGTTGACAAAGCAAACTACTTTGCATTTAAAGTTGATGACATTGAGGAAGCTCATTCACATGTCAACTTCCAATCTCTAGCTTCCGATAGAGCTGCTTACAGACTTTCAGATCAGTACGATCAGGAAGTTTTAGGCTACCTATCAGGTTTCAAGCAGTCTGCTTTGAACACTGTAGCAGGAACAGCTAACACTACCGTCAACGGTACAAAAGCTGTGTCAACTGCAGGATCAAACGAACTACTTGCTTCTATGCTAGTAGACGCTGCCGACTTTAACGGTGGTTCAGCAAACAACTCTATTGTTGTTCAGCCAAGAGGTATGGGTGACGGTGTTAATACCACTGCTGCACATGCTACACCTCTAGCTGTCATCAACAGAATGTCAAGAAAACTTGACCAACAGTTTGTTGATAAAGAGGGAAGATGGCTTGTAATCGACCCAGTCTTTGCTGAATTGCTAAAAGACGAAGATTCCAGAATTATGAATGGTGACTTTGTTTCTTCAAAGGACGAACTCAAAAATGGAATGATCTTTGGCAACTTGCATGGCTTTAAAGTGTACATGTCTAACAACTTACCTGCCAAGGGTAATGGTCCTACAGGAGCAACTGCTACTGGATCAACTCACTTTGGTGTACTTGTTGCAGGACATAGTTCAGCAGTAGCCACTGCAGAGCAAATCAACAAAACAGAGACATATCGTGACCCTGACAGCTT